AAATATTTCTTCATTAAACCCATAATCAGTCCTAATAAATATAGTTTTATTTTTATCTAAATTATTATTAAATGATTTATCGGGAACAACTTCTATTACCTCTTCATCAAACAGCGAGCCAATATGCAGCGTTTTAAAATTAACTGTTTTTTTCTGTTTTAGAATATTTAGAACGGCTTGAGCCACCTCTTCTGGCTTTATGGTATTTATTTCGCTTTTATGATCTATTAAATTCAAACACGGTTTATTTGACCATTTTGCAGAAATATCAATTTTTTCATTTTTATTAGACCAGTATCCATTTGAGATAGATGGATATACGTTACCAAATAAATTAATAATAGGTATGTTTTTAGAGCTTGCATAATGAGAATAAACATTATCAATGCCAATATATAATAAAGATTTTGATATTATATAAGCGTATTGTTTGAATGATAAATTATATAGAGATTTATTTATATTCTTAATAGGCTTTGAGCCGCATTCTATCTGTATTGTTTTTATATTATGTTCTATTAAAAATGGCTTTAGTAATTCTAATACCATATTGTAATGTTTATAATGTTTTGATTGGATTGCGTCTTCAGAATAAATTACTATATATTTTTCTTCACAAATAGGAAAATAATGTTCTGCAACGATTGGCTTTGAAATATAAACTCCTAAATTTTTTGCGTATTCTTCTAATATATGAGACATGATTATTTATATAGTGAGAATTGATTTTTAGTTAGCCCATTGTGAATATAACAATTATTTTTTTGAGTTGTTGTGTGTGGATAGAATGCTAATTGAAAAAATCCATTTGAATCACCAACCCCCTCCATCATTAACGGATTTTCTAAAATAGGCGAATATGGAAGGCATTTATAAATAAATGGATTATCTTCTATATATTCAAAATATTTTGGATTTGTAAATATGTATATATTGTATTTTGGATATTGTTTTTTTAAATTTTTTATTAAAGAATTGATTAGTAATAAATCTGTCTCTGATTGCGGAATAACAACGGCAATTCTTTTGCCTTCATCTTCTTTTGAGAATAATGAAGAAAATTCTATTTTTTTATTTTTTAAGTTACTTTGTTTTGCTATATTTATAAAATGCTCAACTACTTGCTCAACGTTTAATTTTTCATTTGAAATTTTACTATTCCAAATTTTAAATACAGTTGAATTTGAATCTATATCCTCATTTAAAGTTTTTTTATGAACGTCTATAATAAATTCTTCAACAGACATTTGATCTTTTAACGGTTTATAACTTTCATTAAATTCAATTTGATTGCTAGAGAAATCATAATTATGATCTGGCATATTATCAATAATCTCTTCTAGTTTTTTTCCTATTACTTCAACTGAAAAATTTTCAATGACCCAATTTCTTGCTATAGAGCCAATTCTATTTTTTTCATTACAATCCATTTTATAGACTTTTTCTAAGTTATTAGCTATAGATTCGGCATCTGTCGATGCTTTAATGAATTGAGTTCCAGGTTCTCTGTATTCATGCCATTCAAGAGGTATTCCCCCACTTTCTTCGGTGCAATTCTCTTCTCCGCAAGAATAATTAGTTACTAATGTAATTAGCTCTGTTAGTTTTGCCTCTTGAATTGGAATTTCTTGTCCTCCACTTGTAAATGGATGACAATATACGTCCATCAAGTTGTAGATTTCATTTAATTGTTTCTCATTTACTCCATTAGTAACACTGGTTGTATTTAAAGTTTTTTCTTTACCGCATGAATTGCAGTTCTGTTGTTCTCCAGTAAATAATTTTATTTTATATTCATTACAATTACTGCAAAAATAAGTGGTGATTATATCACTAGGATCTATTTTCTTTTCATTTAAAAATTCAACAATATTCCACCCCTCTGACCAAGAGGTATGTAATAAAAGTTTACATTTGGATTCTGGATTTTTATTTTTAAAAATTTTAAATCCATCTAAAAGATTCGGGACTGATTTTCTTAATTGATTTCTAAAGACAAATCCAATAATAAAAGAGTCTGGCTCTATATTGTTTTGAATTCTTAATTCATTTTTCTTATCGACATTTAATTTATGAAAATTATTAATATCAACAGATCCATGTAATGTTTTTATATGATTATATCCCATTCGCTGAAATGCTTTTTCTGCAAATGAAGACCAGACATAATAATTTTTTATCTTGGGCGCATATTCAATTGCTTGTGATAATAGTGGTAGGCTATCTAATGTTGTCCATACCATGCAATTTATTTTATTCCACCAAGGTTTTGTATGGTATTGATTGAATGCCCAGATGTCTTCGATGCCAATATAAACATCTGGCTTAACTTGATTGATGATCTGATCTATTATTAAACCGCCATAGCCAGCTACTCTTTGATCTTCCTGACTTAAGCTGTGGATGGTTTCCATAGAAGGAAGCGTTCCATAGCATGGCCAAGGAGTTGAGTTTGTCGTGTGATTTTTTCTGAAGTCATGCCCATTGGCGGCTTCTATAATATTATATTTGTTTGTCGAATACAAATATCTTAAAATATTTTTTTTATTTTTGCCAAAACCAGTAAAAGCTTTGCAAAAATTAGAATGAATTAATACTGTTTTTTTATTTTTCATTTAAGCTTAAGCGGAAAGAATAAATTTTATTTAATGCAAATTTAAAAAACTGAGCAAGAGAATAGGCTTCTGACATTTCTAAACCAATGCCAAATTTATTAGCGGAATTTCTTGTAACCGAAAAAGAAAATGCTTTTTGTCCACTTTTTTTTGTATAAGGTTTAAAAGATATTGCAGTTTTATTATCTTCGTAAGTGTGGAAAGCTGAAAACTCTGCATATTGCTCTATTGCATAAATAAGTCCACCTAATTCGTTTTCATTGAATTTTAATGAAATTGATTTTTCTGGATTTTTGAAATTCTCAGAAAAAGATCCATTTTTTGTTTTTTCATTCCAAGAAAACTGCTGTATCGCTGTCATGAATATATTTGGCTCTTTTGATTTATTTGCGACTCCGAGTTGAAATCCAAAAGCGCAGCCAGCATTATTTGAGTTTGGTTTATAGTATTGAACAATCATGGATTATGATCGTTTTTTTTATACAAAATTCAATAAAATTTAAGCCTTTTCGTGCAGAATTGGTTCTGTAATTGTTTTGAATAAAAATTCTTTATTTTTGTAAAAGTAATCTATTTTTAAAAATCTTTGATAGTTATTAGAGAAATCTTTTGATATGTCTATTAATTTTTCTGTTCTCATCGATTTTAATACGTATACCTCTTTTAAGTAAGAAAACATTATGTTTAAAAGTTTTTTTCTAATTGCTATTTCGTAGCAGATTAAATAAATATTTTTGTTTTCATTGAAATCTAAATTTAAATTTTTGCAAAATGAATTTAATACATCTATTTCGATTTTTTGATCAAATGATAAATTAATAACTAGATCAGCTAAATCAAGAAAATAATGAGAACTATAGGCGTTGCCAAAATTAATAAATTTAAAAAATCCATTTCTATATAGAATATTTTTTTCATTTAAATCCCCATGACATATAAATTTTTTTTCAGCAAATACGCTATGTTTGATTGTTTTTAAGTCGTTGTGTAAGCTTTTAAAAATTTTTTGTATTTTGTCTAAGTCTGTATATTCTTTAATGTCGTTTAGTTTATCTTCACCTATTGAATTTAAATCGTTATTTTTTAAAAAAGAACTTATGTTATGTTTGTAATTAAACGGAATAGGTTTTGAATTTTGTAGTAGACTATAGGCGTGACAGAAGCTATCAAACTCTTCGTAAACAATTGGAGCGCCAATTTTATATATTGAATCCGTATTTTCAAATGTCGTCATTAAACAATAAAGATCATCACCAATTTTTGTTTTTTGCGCTTTTAATAAAATTGGACTTATCAGGGTATTTATTTTTTTTAAATTCTTTCCTTCGTTTTTTAAGTATTCACATTCAGGATCAAATGATGTTTTTAGGCAAAATAATTTATTATTAAATTGGAATTTATATATATCGTAATTATCATTGACGCTAATTAACTCAATATTTTTTGGATTTTTTATTGATTTATCAATATCTTTTAATATTAATTGAACCAAATCGTTTTCCTCTTTAGATGTTTTTTTTTCGAAGACGCTGAATAGAACTCTATCTTGAAATAAATTTATATTGTTCACATTAAATGATAATAAATAAACCCCATTTTTCAATGGGGTTTATTTTGGTAAGAAGTTATTTTAGTTGAATATTAGAAAGTATTTCCAAAACTTGTTTCCGAGATCCTAACGCCAATAACACTTGTCTTTGCAAGCTTACGCTCTAGCTTATTATTTCTATCATAGACAGAAACATATGATGGGCTTTCATTAACGAAGCGAGCATTAATCGATTCGCCTTGCTTTGTATATAGCCCAAAGAAACGACCCTTGCTTCGGCGAATTTCACCCATAATTTGATTTAACGTTGCATTTTTCATAGGTCATTATATTAACCTACAATGATGTCATTGTCAACAATTTTTATCGAAATCTTTTTGAGTTTTTTATTATTAATAATAAATTTAGCAATCGGAACTTGCAATTCAGAACGTATCAAATCTTTAATATCTCTTGCGTGAAGTTTTTTTGTTTTTAATTTGTTAAAAATAAACTCATTTAAATTCTTGGTAAATTGTAATTTAAAGTTATTAAGGTTTAATTTGTTTTTAATTTTATTTATTTCTAGTTTTACAATTGATTTTAACTCTTCTTCTTCCAGATCGTCAAAAATTAATAATTCATTTATTCTGGAAATCAATTCTGGCTTTAAATATTTTTTAACAGATTCTGTATAACAATCATTGTTATTTATTTCTTCTTGAATAAATCCTAATGTTTTCTTATGTGCCTCCTGATGTCCAATGTTACTTGTCAATACAACGATTGACTTGGTGAAGTCAATTTTTCTATTAAGATTATCGTTAATATACCCCTCATCTAATAAATGTAACAAAATATTAAGTATTTGTGGATCGCATTTCTCCACTTCGTCAAACAAGACTACACAGCTTGGATTATTCCTGACAAATTCAGTTAAAAGACCTCCTTCTTCATATCCAACGTATCCAGCGTTAGCTCCAATAAGTTTGCTTATGCCTGTTTTTTCTTGGTATTCGCTCATATTGATTTGAATAAAAGCTTTTTCATTGCCAAAATAATGCTCTGCAATTTTTTTTGCAGTGTAAGTTTTGCCAACGCTTGTTGGTCCAACAAAAAATAAATTGCATAATGGTTTTTTATCATCATTCAAACCTATTTTGGCGCATGAAAGTATATCCGAAATTTTATCAATATTTTTATTTTGACCAAAAATATCATTTTTCATTTTTTTATTAAAATTAACAAATTCATTTTCTTCTGAGCAAATAGATGATATCGGCAAATTTATTTTAGAAGAAACAACTTCTAAAATGTCTTTTCGTCTAATTTTAAATTTGTTTTTTGTCGTATTTTCATTAAATGATGTTATTTTTCCTATATATTCCCTCAATAAGTCTTCATAAAAAATCTCTTCTTCTTTGGAAGATAGAACATAATTATCTGCTAATTTAGATGATATTTTATCTTGAATTTTTTGAATATCTTCTGGCAATTCTAATTTTTTAACTTTAACTTTGGCTCCGACTTGATCAATAATATCAAAAGCTTTATCTGGAAATTTTTTATCTATGATGTATTTATCGCATAAATCTAAAATCAAATCAATCATGCCTTCTCCGTAATCAACAAAGTGAAAATCTTCATAATACTTTATGGAATTTTGAATTATTTTTTTTGTTTCTTCTTTATTTGGTTCATCAATTACAATACAGTCAAACCTTCTTTTCATTGCTGAATCTTTCTCAAAGAATTTTTTGTATTCGCTAGTTGTTGTTGCTCCAATACATTTTATTTTTCCTCTTGCTAATTCTGGCTTTAGCATATTTGCAGCATCCAAAGACCCTTCGGTGCTGCCAGTGCCAATGATCGTATGTATTTCATCAAAAAATAAAATAATATTTTCAAACTCAGAAGCGGTTTTGATTAAAGATTTAAACTTCTCTTCGAATTCGCCACGATATCTTGTGCCAGCAATCATTGAAGCTATGTCAACACAATAAATTTTAAAATTAAAAAGATTTGTTGGGACTTTATTTTGCACAATTCTTTGTGCAAGACCTTCGACAATGGCTGTTTTGCCAACACCTGCGTCTCCAACTAAAATAGCATTACTTTTTGTTTTTTTAGATAAAGTTTCAATTAATTCATTTATCTCTCTGTCTCTTCCAGATATGGGGCTAATTAAATTATTGATTACTTGCGTATTTAAACAAGTGCAATATTTTTCGAGCAAATCATATTTTTTAGATGAGGATCTCGTATCTACATTTGTATTTTCGTTTATATTAAAATCTACAGTAGATTGCTCAAAATCATTATCGACAACCATCAATTCGATTAATGATTTTAATCCTTCTACATCAATACCAGATTTAAATAAATATTCAGAAAAGAATAAAGAATTTTCTAATATTGAATATATGATATGCTCTGAACCTATGTAGTCGTTATCATGCATTTCTGAAAAAGATTTAGCCAATGTTATTGTGTCACTTACTTCTTCATGCCAGTTTTTAACATTTTTATCAATTTTTTTATCAACTTTAAAAAAATCAGGTTCGTTTTTTTGTAGATTTTTAAAAACTCTAATATATTTATCGATTGATAAATCAATATTGTTCATTTGAACATTTCTCCAAAAAGATTCCGCAGCATTAGCTAAACACCCATAAAATACATGAGAATTATTTATTACATCGTGACCATTTTCGTCAGCAAATTGTTTAGCTAGTTTATACGCCTTTTTAACTCTTGGAGTCAAATTGAGATTGTTTATACCCATCATAATAATTACACTTATTTAAGTTGTGAAAGTTTCATATATATTTTTTCTTGTAAAATAGTAATCTTGTCAATAAATACTATATCTTCATTTTTTGTTCCAAAGATAATTACAATATCATTCTTCACTGGAAGCTTTTTACCAGAGTTTAAGTAATCAGTCAATCTTTCTTTATTTGAGCTATCCATGAACAAACCACAAATGCTTCCAAACTCATCTTGGATTTCCAATCTAGCATATTTATTGCCACTAGCACTTGTTCTTTTCATAATATCGGAAATCGTTCCAACAAATTTAATTTGTCCTCTGGGTTCTGCTTGTTTGATTTCTTGAGATGAGATCAATCCACCATTTTCTTGGTCTTTGAACACTTCTCTGATATTATGAGAATAACTATACCCTAAAAGCTCTGACTCAAAAAACCAATTGGCAAATTTTATATGCTTTTTGTTTACTTCGAAGATATTTTTATATGGATCATATTTCTTTTTGAATGTTTCAAATCTTTTAGTTGTGAAAAGTGGTTTGTTATCATCAGCAGGAAGTTGGTCTTTTTGGTATTCATGAATACAACGAAGAATGTCAAAATTGTATTTAGAGCCAAGCTCTACAATATTTCTTTTTTCTCTATCACTAAGAATATTAAAAGTTTGAGCCTCTAAAACAAGCTTACAGCGATCTACCGTAACAAAAGAGTCAAGAAGACCTGCTTGAATTAAAGCAGAGAAGCATCCAATATTTAAACTAGATTGTTTAGCTGCCATAAAGGCTTCGTATTTATTAGAGAATGATTCTTCTCTGAATTCAAGAAGCGCTTCAAGTGATTTATCGGATACTCCTTTGATGCAATTCAAACCGTAACGAATATTTTTACCTTCAATTTTAAAATCAATATCTGATTTATTAAGATCGGGCGGAAGCAATTGAATATCAAAGAACGATAATTCTTGAGAGATTTTGCGGATCTCATCAAGCGAATCTGGTTCAAATCTAGCAAACTTCAATAAACTAAGAAAAAATTCTTGTGGGTAATTAAATTTAAGATAAATAGTTATAGCTGCTAGATTAGCATAAGAAATACTATGACTCTTGTTGAAACTATAATTAGCTGAATCTTCTGCAACCTTCCACAAGACTTCTCCGATATCAGGATCAAGATTCTTTTCTGTAATTTTTTCCGCAATCTTATCTTTCCATGCCGCCATTTGGTCAATCTTTTTTTTCCCAACAATGCGGCGAAGCTGTTCTGACTCATCAAGTGAAAATCCAACCTTTACTGCCATCTTCATTAGCTGTTCTTGATATAAAGGAATTCCTCCTGTGTAACTAAGAACATCATCAAAAAATGGATGAACGGATTGGAAATCTCCAGTTCTAACGTAGTCCGCATAACGATCTTTGAAATCTAAGGCTCCAGGTCTTGCGATTGCAACAACAGCAGAAAGCTCCTCCAAACTCCGTGGAGCGATTAGCTTGCACACTTTGAAGTTTGTATCAGCTTCGATCTGGAACAAGCCCTGTGGCTGTTCTAAGCAAGCTAAAGCGGCGTAAATAGATGGATGCTGAACATCGATATCATCTACATTGATTCCAATATTTTTGCATACAGCATGGACCACAGATAATGTGCGTAGTCCAAGGATATCAAACTTAACGCTAAGGCTTGCTACATCATTCATATCATAACCAGAAACCAAAGAATCATCATTAGTTTTTTGTAATGGCATGATGTCTTCAACATCATAATAACTAATGCAGATACCAGATGGGTGAACACCAGTATTCTTATTTAGACCTTCAAGTTTTTTAGCAATATGATATGATTTAGGATATTGATCAGCGTATTTCTTGAAGATTTCACTTTCTTCGTATGCGACATCAAGTTTTGCGACCTTGCCAAACTTCTTTGGAATCGAATCACTGATTTCATTAACTTGAGTTTCTGAAAGCTCATCTACGATCTTACCGCATTCTTTAATGCAAAGTTTGCCGCTTAGAGTATTCAAAGTAAGAATCTTACATGTTCGCCCTTTATATTTACGATTAATATAATCAATAACTTCTGCGCGGCGATCATATGAAATATCATTATCGACATCGGCTAATAGTCCGCCATCAAGATATGTTTCTCCATTATGCTCAATCTTTCTAGCTCGACTTTTAGAGACGAATCTTTCAAAGAAAAGATCATATTGAATAGGGTCAATATTGGTTACTCCAATAACATAAAGAACAAGTGATCCTGCTGCGGAACCACGACCTGCCCCAGTAGGGATTCCATTCTCTTTGCAATAGTTAAGAATATCCCAGTTAAGAAGAATATAATCAATAAAGCCAAGATCCCCCAAAACAGAAAGTTCTTCTTTTAGGCGATCATAATATTTTTGGACATTATCTTTCTTATCAATTCCCCTGCCGATAAGACCTTTGTGACAGAGCCTACGAAGAAAGTTGAAATTTGACTGATTTTCAGAACACCCTACATAGTCGTAGTATTTTTTCTCAATTTTAATTTGAGGTAATTTTACTCCAACAGGAAATGGAGTTTCATATTTTTGGTAGTTAGAAAAATTCATAGTTCAATTTCAAATAGTTGTTTTTTAAATATCTTATAAGTCATTTCGCAGTCATAGATAGCGTCATGCAAGCGTTTCTCATCAAAAGGGATTTCATATTTCTTCAACAAAGCCAACTGAGAAGCTTTTACCTTCTTATCTCTATGGTTGAGAAGTCTGTATTGCCAACTAATTAAATTATCTTTTTGCACTGGGATTTGTTTGGCAATTGCCATTGCAAGGCAACGTGTATCAATAATTCGATCAATAAAAGAATAGTCAGGCTTTAAACCAATTAACTTACGCCAAATATTCAATATGTAAACATCGAATCCTAAAATATTTTGTCCAATCAATTTATATTGTGGATCATAAAAATATTTCTGAAACAAATTAAAAGCTTCTATAGGGTCTATAGCTTTTCTTTGGTAATGCTCGTAAGAAAAGCCAGTCACTTTGGCTGCTCCATCAGATACTTTAAGATCATCCCATTTAATATAAATATCAAATTTTTCAAGAGTCTTATCTCCTTGCGAGACAGTCCAAGCAATTTGCCAAGGCTTGGAATGCACAAGATTTAAACCTTCGGTTTCAAAATCCCAAGTAATATATTTTTGCTGTTTATCGAATCTAAGTAAATCAGTTTGCATTTTGTTCTAGGTAGCTTTCAAAGCTGAATTCATCGCTTCCAAAGTGATTGAGATTAGGGCTGGATAGTGAGGCTACTTTTCCAAAGCTGCGATTGCAAAGAATCTTGTAAGTTTGCAGTGCGGCATAGTCTTTTTTATCTTTATAGTAAATAGATTTCACACCATTTCTTTTATAATCATATCCGTCACAAGTAAAGCGGTCAATATTATCTCCAATAATTTTATCAAAAGGAAGATTATTATTTTCTAAAAAGAATGTTGGTTTAATCTTAGAAAAATCTGGAACACAGTTTGCCAGATACATTTGATTATTAAAGAGAAATGAATCATAAAATGGAATCACTAAATCAACATTGTCTTTTTCCCAAATTGAATTTAGGTATTTAAAATCAACTCTATTATCGCAGTTCAATGCGGAATGAGATGAAATTTTATTTAGAAATTTACATCCTTCATCGTTTTTAGAGAAGATGATAATCTTATGATTAGAAGTGGCAGACTCATCAGAAACATCATTGCAGCATGTAATTCTTAATCCAAAGATTAGTTGGATATCGTTTTCTTTGCAAACATTATGAGCTTTAATAAAGCCAGTCATTCTGTCTTCGACCAAGACTAATGTTTTAATATTATTATCATTACAAATAGTAATGATACTGTCTGGACCTTCAGATTCTTCTGAATCGTCCAAAGTCAAAATTGACTTCCCAATGGAATATGTCGATTTAAAAATAGGGGTCATACATTTAGTATAACCCCTATTAAAATTTGGACAAGTCAAATTTTCGACTACTTTTGGAATTTTGGACAACCTCCGTAGTATTTCATCTCATGACTTCCGCCTTCTGGAATCATTTTTTCAGAAAATTCTTCTTCTCTGATGGAGGTTACGAATTCTTTATTTTTATTAAAAATATGATAATAAAAGAATGGAAATTTAGCCGAACAGTGCCACATTAATGATCCATCTTTTTTAAGATGTCCTTCATAATCGGCCCTACCACAAACTAATTTTCCAGCAAATCCTTCGTCTTTAGATGGATAACCTTTATCGTAAGCAAAATTAGATTTAGCTATATTCTCATTAAATTTATTAATTGTTTCTTGAATTCCAGTTAAAAAATATTCAAAACCGTCAAGTTCGTCATCTGAAAGCTGATCCATTTTTAAATGACCCTTGCCTCTGCAATCAAATTTAATAAATAAAAACTCTGAGTTTCTCTTGATATATTCTGGATATAGATACTTGACTGCAAGACTATACATTAAATCTTGCATATTATCTGATACTTCTTTTCCTTCGAAAACTCCTTTAGAGGTTTTAAAGTCTCTTATAAGAATCCGACCCTCTTTCTTGAAGAGGAAAAGTTTATCAATAAACCCTAAAATTCTATAATTTTTTCCATCTTCATTGATATTTAAATCAAATTTCTTTTCGCTTAGAGCCTGAGTTAATCCTTTATTTTCTTCGCCAAAGAAGTCAAAGTTTAATCCTTCTACTGTCATTGAATTAATTAGATCAATATTTTCTTGATCAGCAATATCATATTTTTTTGCATAAGCAATCACCATTCTTTTAATTGGCTTAGATACAAAAATATCTTGCGCTTTTATAATTGAATTATAATGATGCTTATGTTTTGGGTTTCCTAAATTTTCAAAGATCGCGTGACAAATACTGCCCCTTAAATTACCATGATTATTTTTATTAGGTAATTTGAGTTTATAGTTTGTCCAGTAAAGCCAACTACAAGTTTGTAGCGTTTTGATTCTGGATGCTGATAGTGGAGTATTAGGCTCGATCATTACAAAGTTTTGAAAATTTAGTTACGTCTTTGACGTTAAAAAAAGCAGGATTCTTTTCGATAAAACTTAGAATAGCTTTAATTTGTTTATCTTTATCGATCTCTTGTGAGAGCCAGTCTTTAAGATTATATTCGCTTTCGTGGGCAATTCCAAAATCATTATGAGGCTTCGGAGGAAGTTTGATAACTAGCTGATCAAGATCAAAAAATTTGCTAAGATTCATAAATATCTTGATGGATGAGATGAGTCCATGATTTTTTTCAGATTCTATATCGTTATTATTGGAAATAATGATTCGATTAATCTCTTTACCGCTAAGATAAGAAATAATTTTAGGATTAATACCCAAACCAAAAGTTACGAGAGAGTTTTTAATTCCTTGATCAAATAATGCCATGCTGTCACCAATGCTTTCTACAAGGATAACTTCTTTAGCTTGATCAATATATTCATCCACAGTGGTAAGCGCAGGAATATATGCTGGATATACCCAATTCTTTCTTTTGCCCAAGTGCTTCCATTTGGCAAAATCATTTTCATTGTCAACTTTTCGCCCAGAGAATCCAATAATCTGCTTATTCTCATCATAAATTGGAAAGACCATCCTACGATACATTTGTCCTACGCCAGCAAGACCAATCTTAAAGAATTTTTGAGTTGTTTCTGATATGGATTTATTTTTATAAAAATTATAATTTGGAAACAATCTGTCTAATGTTGATTCGGGATAAATTTTTTCCATTTCAATTAATTCTTTATTTTCTGTATAAACGTGTGTTTCGCCTTTTTGAATTCCATCTAATATTGTTTTTAATCTAGATCTATCATCTTTAAGAGTGAGTTGAATTAAAGCCTCCAAAGGTTTTGAACCTTTATTTTCAATATAGTCATTCCATACTCCTGTATTTTTATATATCTGAACTGCTGTTTTATTGTCACCGTTTCTATAGATGGCGCTAGTTCTCCAATGGTTTCCGCAATCAATAAGATTATATCCTATTGACTCAAGAACCTCTTTAATCTTATTGGAATCTATCGAAATTAGGGATTTGGTCATCGCTATCTGTGTCGTCCAGTTCTTCATCTCCATCTAGTGTTCTTGAAATATCCCTTAAATCTCCGCGCTCTGCAATGTTAAAATTAGCGAATTCTAAATTAACAAAATTCTTACGAAGTATATCGCCAATTCGAACTGGTTCAATTGCACCAGCAATATCCCTGCCCAGATGTCTCGCCTTGACGTTGATTAATTTGTGAGTTCCGAATCTTGATCCTTCTGTTTGGATTTCATCGGCGGTTTTATTTCTAAGAATAAACATATGAGAACAGAATTGGGTAATGCGGTCTGAAAGAGACACAACGCTCTCATCGTCAATAACATTTGCTGACATTCTATTATTCGTGATGCCGCTCCTATTCGATTGAACTGAAGTGATCATTGGGATAACTGGATTGCCATCTTCAAGAATCTCTTTTTGAATACACTTCTTAAATTTATCAACCATCTCACCAACGGTTTGCCACTCACTTTTTCCAGCACTAGATTCTGAAGTTGTTTTAATATAATCAAAAGAAAAAATCATTTGATTACCACGGCCAACCTTAGAATAATAAAATCTTTTTAATGTATCAACCATCGAATCTACATCCATGCCGCCGACATTATAATAATAGAACTGAAGGTGTTTAATCTTTGCCCAAACGCTACGGACTTTATCCACGATATCTTGCCCCGCTCTGCGCCAGTTTCCACTCTCAATAAGATGCATTGGAACGCCCGAAAGAGCAGCGCACTGGCGCATTACCAATTCCTCCTTGCTCATCTCTCCATTGTCGAAATGCAATACTGGAACATTGTATTTTTCACTGACTTTCGTTGCATAATGCATACAGAATTGAGTTTTACCAACTCCAGAGCGAGCAACGATAACTGTGATATTTCCTGGTCTCAACAGAGATCCATAAATTTCATTAACTTTTGGATGCGGACCCATCATGCCGAATTCGGTAATGGGGTTATTGCCCCTCTCTTCGATGATGTCTTCCATGTCAGCATAGATATTCTCTGGGACATCTTTGCCAATCTCATAGAGATTAATCTTAGAGTTGTAAATACCATCCGCACACTCAACAATTTGTTGATATGAAGATTCTGGCGAAATGGATTTCATCGCCTTTGCCATATCCTGAGAGGAGTTGAAAATTTCCCTGCGAATAGAAAACTTCTTTAGTTCTTTAGCTGTCTTAACCAGATTCCCCGCTGGAACCTTCCTCAATGCAAGCGACTTAATGTAATCAGACGGATTTAAGTTGTCCTCAAAAGATAACCCAATGGAATTAATTCTTTGGGCAACAATGATCTCATCAATCTCATCGCCAGCATCAATCGCTTGCTTAATAATAGTAAAGATCGCGCCATGAAGATTGCTCTGTTCTGAATAAAAATCAGATGCTCCAATAAAATTGGAGATCTGTGAAAAATGCTGTGACTCTTTAATGAGTCCAGCAAGTAGTTGTTTTTCTATTTCAAAGTTATAAATCATATATATGATATATAGCACACGCCTACTGATAAATCAAGTTTAATCCGAGATGCATTCGGTGTCTTCATCAGATTTCTGTAAAAAATCCATCATGGCTTTTCTCAAGCCGAGTTCCGTTATCATCGAATCAAATCTAGAATAGATTAATGGATGACCTTTTTCGGTAACACATGCAATGATTACACCTTTGTATTTATCTGAATCTCCACTAAATTCATAAAGCTTATTGACTAAGTTTTCTGGTATGCTAAATTCTGGCTGTTCGTATGGTTCAAATTCGTTCATTATAAGTAAATATTTTGGTTTTCAAAAAAATCTTTCGAGATTATATCTGTGTGATATATTTCTATTAATTTTATATTATTTTTCTCGCAAAACTCTAATTTTTTAGAGTCTCTTTTTAATTGTTGCAGATATTTTAATCTATTAGTATGGAAAAATTTTATAAATTTAGTGTGCTGTTCGCCTTGGACTTCTATCATTATTTTTTTATTAGCATTATAGAAATCAAATGTTAATCTTGTTCCTACTAATCTAAATTCTTCAAAAACAATATCATGCTGCCAGTATGGCTTTAGAAAAATTTTAGTTTTTAATTGGAGTTTACTTCTGCTTTTTTTATCCCAATCAATTAAATATTTTTTGGGATTTTTAAGAACTAATTCTCTATGGTTTAACCCAATAAATTTCATTAATTTAAATCTGAAATTGATTGTTTAAAGTAACCAATTAAGAAGTCGCATATTTTTTCATTATCTTCGATAAATTTAAAAAGATTTGCATCTCCATGAACTTTTTCTGGAAACTCTAAATCATTTTCATTAAGAAGCTCTTTGAACTCATCTACGGGATTAATCCATGCGCCCTTCTTTTCTAAAAATTCCCAAGCATAAAGCAGATCTACGATTTCTTTTTGGACCCAAATAGAAGTTCCATTCTTTCGGCCATAACGAATTGGATAAGTGATTGTCATGTTGGTTTTTTCATTTGGAGATTTTTTAATTGTTGCTTTGGCGAAATGTCCAATGATTGGGTTTTTTTTCAAATCAATTGTTTTATTTGCTGGATCTTGCAGAATAAGATCCCCTTTGTATCGAGGCTCAAATTCTACAATATAATTTGCAAAGTGCAAAAGGGCATTGCCGCCTGTCGCGCTTGTTTGACGAATTGGGGCTTTGGAATATGGGTCGAGCTTAATGTCTGCTCTAACTTGGCTGATAAAAATTGCCATATGGCCGCGCTTTGTAAGCGCTATTGAAAGACGCTTCATGAAATTAGCAGCAATGACTGCGCCACCAGCTACTTTATTGCTGTCTTCGAAAGACTTATCAAGGTCTCCTTTTGTAATGAGACCGTCCACGGAGTCAAGAAGGAAACAATACTTTGTTTTTTGTTCGTTTTTTGCGACGAGTTCTCGCATTACTTCAACTACAGTTTCATAGATGTTGCTTTCAAATACAAAGCAAGTACCATTCACCCATTCATCTGCTGAAAATACAAATCGAACACCCGACCTTTCTCTCATTTCTGGAGAAAGTCTTCCTTCGGCTTTGATGTAAAAGCCTTTTGCGTTGGGAAGACTGTTGCAAAAATTCTTCATAACCTCCAACGATTCCGAGGTTTTTCCTCCCTCATTCATTCCAACAAAACGGTGAAGCCCTGGGCCAAATCCACCGCCTAATTGCAAGTCAAATTGCAAAGATCCGCTTGATACCTTATAGTCAACTTCGTCTTCAAAATTATAGTGATCTTCTTTATTTGTCTTTAGAAAAGATCCTAAGACATTTTGGGATGAAATCGCATCTTTTGTCTCTTTAATTTCTTTGGTTTCTTTGGTTTCTTTGATCTTGCTCATTTAAAAATTGTTTTGCTGTTTTTGGTTTATGAATTATTTCAACATCTTTGCCTTCTTTATCTCCAATAGTATAATCAATATATTTGCTAGAGTCAATCTTAAAATTGAATGCTCTAAACTTAAGATCAAGCGTCATCTTTAATTTATCACATATAATGTATGCTAGCGAATCAAATTTCTTATCAAATGAAATAATATTCATAAATTCTTCTGAATATCTTTCGCAGAGATCATTAAGAAATTTCATTTCGCGCATATAAAAAAGACGCTTATCCTTTGTCGGAACAAGCGTCAATCTAGAAAGGATTTCTTTCTTGTTGATTTTTCTCTTTGTTTTCTTTTTAGCCACGCCCCATTTTAAGCTCTTCCAAGTCATTGTCAATCATTTTCTGAACTAGACCTTTGAAGTCTGTTTTGGGACTCCAATTTAATTCTTGACGGGCTTTGGTAGAATCGCCCAAAAGCAATTCAACCTCTGCTGGTCTATAAAATTTAGGATTAATACTCATTAAAATGTCTCCAGTATGAAGATTATTGAAGGTTTCATTTAATCCTTCTCCGCGCCATTCACCAATAAATCCTGCATTTGCAAAAGCTAATTCAATAAACTCCCTAATGGTATGGGTTTCATTTGATGAAAGAACATATTCTTTTGGGGAGTCTTGATTAAGCATTAACCAAATACCATGCACGAAGTCTTCGGCATCACTCCAATCTCTTTGGGCATCAATATTCCCTAATTCTAATTCTTGAAATGGTTGTTCATTTTGAATTGCATTTTTAATTCTAGCAACTGCTTTGGTAATCTTTCTGGTTACAAATTCTTCACCGCGACGAGTTCCTTCGTGATTAAAAAGCCATCCTTGAACTGCATAAAGACCGTATGACTCTCTCCACACTTTTACAAGTTGTCTTGATGCGGCTTTGGATGCTCCGTATGGACTTCTTGGTCGAAGAGGGTGAAGCTCGTCTTGTGGTACATATGATACATCACCAAACTCTTCTGAGGAACCAGCTTGATAGAATCTGCAAGTTGGATGATGAAGTCTAATTGCTTCAAGTATATGAAGAGCGGAAGTGGCATTGGTTTCCCAAGTCTGATGAGCAAAATCCCAACTGCTTCCGACAAAACTTTGAGCAGCTAAATTAATAAAGTAATCTGGTTTAATTTTTTCAATTACTCTAGAAATAGAGTGGCTATCAATAAGATCAAAATTAATTAAATGAAAACGCTCATTATTTATATGAGAAATATTTTTATGATTGTAAACACTAAGTCTGCGAACGCATCCAAAAATTTCGTAATCTGTATTAGCTAATAGATAGTCAACCATATGACTACCGTCTTGACCTGTTACTCCAGTAACAACAATGGATTTCTTTCCAAAAGAAAGTTTTCCTGCATCTTCAATGTTTAAAATATCCATATAATCAATTTTTTTACCGTAATATGTTTCCGCTAAAACTTTCATTTTAAATAATATAAATTGTTTTTTTAAAAATTCAAGTTAAATTTTGCAATTTTATTTTTTTTGATAAAAGCTCCATAACCGTTTCTATCATTCAAATCATCTTTAATTGTTTCAAATTCTCCAGACTCAATAATTTCTTTTCTTATTTTTGAGCATTTTAAAATACTTGTATCATCTAGAAAAACAATAGATGTTCTATCTTTTAGCTTTTGCCATTCTGGATAAGTCGAATACTCTCCACCATCTAATATTAAAAAATCTATATCATTTTGGACACAATGTAATAAATTTTTTGATGTTTTAACGTATTCAATATCTTGATGGTAGTAAAGCCTTGCATGTATATCTTTTTCAAAATCTATTTTTGATTGATCAAACCATGAAAAATCTGCCTCTGATATTATGCTTCCATTTAAAATTGTTACATATTCTAGGTCATTTCCTAGATTATTAATGGCTTGTTCATACATCTCTGGATATAACTCAATAGAGATAAAATTTGCTTTTTTATTTCTGTTTTTTAAGGATTTAATTACACATTGCGTTGATCCCATACCGTTCCATGTTCCTATCTCTAATATATTAACTATATCTTTAGAAAAAGCTATATCATATATAAGTTTTCCAGCGTTTGAATCTAGATTTATTTGTCCAATCATTATTTTAATCTTTCTAAAACTTTATTCCATTTGTTAAATATAATATTTTTATTTGATTTTATTTCAAGAGGTGGGTTAAAAATAAAATCCGAATCAAAATAATTACATTGAATTGTACCATTGTAATAATCGCTTAATTGCAACCACTCTCTAGTTAAAAAGGATGTATCTTGCCTATCTGAAATATTATTTGGAAATACTATTTCCGAAAAAAGCGGAACCCCTTGTTTAATAAGTTTTATAGAGAAATCTAATGTTGGAAAATATAATGGTACTCTAGCTTGGTATTGCTCAAATATAGACATTGTTGATACATTATATGGGAAATGAATTATCCCTTGAAATGAATATAAATCACTCCATTTATAGGTTCCTAGTTGTTTTTGGTGAATCCAATTTGATGATATATTTTGTATATTAAATTTTGAATATAAAACATATTTATTATTTTTTTCTAAATGTTTGGCATTTGTATAATTACATAAACTGGGTATCCATTCCCATTTTCTTGTTAAGAATTTTTCACAGTATTTTTGATCGAATTGATTATTTGCAACAAGTATTAAATTTTTATTATTGTTTAAAGAGTCTTCTAACCAGTTAAGTTTATTAATATCATCAG